CAAGTATTAATGGTGCAATCATCAGAATTGGGTTTGGTTCAGATTACGAAAATCAGGATGATTCACAGGCAATTAGAAATATGCGTGAATGTGAAAGACTTGGTGTACCTTATGGTGTATACATATATTCTTATTGTCTTAATATAGAAGAAGCAAGAAGTGAAGCAGCTCATATATTAAGAATGATTCAGGGATTTAGTCCTGTTCTTGGTGTATGGTTTGATATGGAAGATGCTGATGAATATAAAAGAAATCAT